TCACGGCAGTAACAGGGGTTCGAATCCCCTTGGGGACGCCAGATTAACGTTTTGATTTATAAACACTTTGTTCTTAAAATCGTCTGCATTTTGGGCTCGCGGGAGACACACGGGAGAGTGTTCTTTGCTTAAATCAAGGTGCTGGTTCCAATCATTTAGAGGCTTATAACCTGTCACAACTGAAGTGTCCGGAATCCACTTGCCATAAGTCCGCATTACCATTTCCGTATTAACATGTCCCATTTGTTTTGCTACCCACATAATATTTTCGCCCTTAGACAACATCATCGAGGCATAAGTATGGCGTGTCTGATAAGGATTACGATAACGTACTCCCGCGCGACGTAATAAAGGAAACCAAGCAGCGTGCCGAATTTGAAAAGGTGATGACCAGGGCTGTTTTGAGAACGGAGCATGAAATACATGCTTGCCTTCCATAAAGGTGTGGATTTTTTGAGCTTTCAGTGCTTCTAGCGCGGGCGGTAATAGCAGAACCTGACGTTTACCTGCTTTTGTTTTTGTTGTTTTAATTTGCCCTGAAACAAATGCTCGACTGATATAAACTTGCGCATTGACCCAATCAATGTCACTCCATTCAAGTGCAATTAATTCCGATGTTCTTAATCCAGTAAAAAATGCAAACTGAAATAAATTTTTAACCTGGCCTTCAGCTGTAGATAATATTGCTTCAATTTCTTTTTTATCAAATGGATCTACTTCATAATCACTTTCACTAGTTTCCTTGCTAACAAGCTTTGTTAAGATAATATGATCAAGCGGATTTTTATCGATGATTTCATCTACTAGCGCTGTGGCAATAATAGCGCGAAGCGGGATTAAAGTATTTTTTATTGTTTTCAAAGTCAGTTTAAAATTTTTTACCCACTCTCTAATCATGGCAGGTGTTAATTCTCTGATAGGAATATCCTTAAAATTAGGCATTAAATAGCGATGAATTTTTTTATGATAACCATCGTAGGTACTAAACTCTAAAGTTCGTTTTATATCCTCAAGGTAATTATTTAGCATCTCACCTACGGTAATATTGGAAAGCGGTTTGTAACCAAAGCGCGTTGCATTTTTTGAATGAGGAAAGTACTTAGAATAATTAAACGTGCCCTTTGCAATGGCTAACAAAATTTCGCCACGCAGATTAGCGGCAAATTTCAGATTATTGGATGTTGCAGGTATATTTAATGGCTCACGACAATATACGCCACGATAATGAAAATGGAGGCGTATTGTACTATTGTTGCTTTTCCATTGACGAACTTCTATACCTGTCGGAGCATTTGTAGTGTCGCCAGTGTGCCGCTTTCCACCCATTTTTCTATCTCTACGAGGTTAATCCATAAATTACCATCTGGTGCAATTTTGCAGTGCACGTCATCAAGCCAGGTGCCTTTTCGGCGTTTGGCATGGACTGCGTCAGGCGTATCGCCTGAAATTTGGCAATATTTTTTGAGTTTTACCCATTTCAGGGTGTAGTTTTGGTTGGTCTCATTCATAGCTCGGAGTACCTAAAATTGCCAGTTAAATCAATACATTGTTGGGCAAATAATCGCCATTTTTAGCTCTTTTTTTAGTTAAGAGCTTTAATTCTTTACGCAGAACTGGAATTTCTCTTGGTGCTTCTATGCCAACTCTGACTTGGCCATTTTTGCTACTGACGATAGTAATAACGATGTTGTCACCGATGAGAATGGCTTGTCCGGGATTACGTCCTAATATCAACATAGCTTCTAGCTCCTTGTGGTGGTTAAATCCTTTAGTTGTTACAGAGGGTGGTATAAGAGACCTTATCCGAAAAGGTCATCCGCTTATAAACTTCACGGCAACGAATCACATCAGCTTTGCAGTAAGTAGCTACCTTGCTTACTTCACCACGCTTAATGAAATCCCATACTAATGAGCCATCAATGTATTCACCATCAGCTAAATCATCGCCTTTAGTTTGAATGCCTAATGCTCTGCAGAGGCGGTCTAAGCTGATTTTGTCACGCAGGCCAGCCCACATGATCATGGTGTCTTGAATTCTTTCACCAAAAGGCTTGCTGTCGAGGTATAAATTGAGACAGGGTTTTACACCTAGAATTACTGCACGATGAAATAAGAAGCGCAAGTCAAAGGTTACATTGTGCCCTACCCAGCTGGGTGGGCGCTTATTGAGTTGAGAAGCAACAATAGTGAAGAATGACTCAAGTAATTCATATTCGCTACCATGGATGCCGCGGGATAAAATATTGGGTTCACCATCTTCAATTGCCCAACCAATACAAACGATTTCACCTTGATCGCCAAAAAGTGCTGTTTTACGCCACGCTTCTTCGATAGCATGATCACGTTTAATGACATCATCATGATATTTTTGAAGAGCCGCTTCACGTAATCCTGGCAGCGTATTCTCTTCCCAGTCTCTAATCGTTTCTGCTTTCTTAATATTACGTGGACAACGCGGTTCTTCAGGTTGAGGAATTTCAGAGAACTGTGAAGTAATCTCAGTTTGCAACTCAGGATTTTGTCCGGGTATAGTTTCGATATCAATAAATATTTTCATCTTGTTCTCCAATTAAAAAGGAATGTCTTGTGATAGATCCTCGTCATCCAGCTCTTCTTGAGTGGCTACAGGAGGAGATGCATATGGTTGTTGCGGTGAAAATGTTGGTTTCTGATATCCTTGCATTGACTGCTGTGTAACGGATGTCATTACATTCTTATTTAAGTTAATTTTCTTGCGAATGCTTTCAGGGACTGCCTGGTAAGCAGCATCGGTGTATTCATCCAAATCAAAATAAATAGGCTTATTAAAAGGTGGTGGGCAGGCTACACCAGCTGGTAAACGACAAATACTAATGACTTCAGACCAGCGCTTATTATTTTGAGGATTTAGTTTATGTTTAGTCGTGATATAGCAGGTAGCACCTAGAATATTTCCCAACTTAAATCCCTTTAATTCTTCCGCGGTAAAACTCTTCCCACGCCATGCCTCCAATAAGGGCCTTAAGTTGGACTTTTCGCTGAGAGACGCGGTGTAGCGTTGCATTTGAATAAAAGGCTTGCCATCTTCCATTAACGCATCCATAAACTCCCAACCAATAAGTACCTTAGGCGAACTGTTCCCGTAGGTTTGGTTTATTTGGATACCCATATCGATTACTGCATAACACCGCGCAATGTGTAGACCTTCTGGTGGAGGTAAAAAATCACCGCCGTTGTCTTTGATTGTTAAGCTCATCGTAATCTCCTATTGAATAGTTTGGTGGGTGTTGTTGAATGGGCAGGTTTGTAGAAATTTAACTAGTCTCCATAGCAAACCTTTCCTTATCTGAAACTGAGCCATCTTCTCCGCAGGTTTTATTTGATCTACCATAAAAAACAATGGTTGTTGGACCTGTTCTATCTGTTTACAGTGCTGTTTCATCTGTCCTCCTTTTTTCCGTGAAGTCTATTATTCATTAACAAATTCAACCGCTTACGCTACTGTGAATTAACTAACTCACTACTTTTCATCGGTGTTGGAGACTCTTAACAAGAACTGCAACAAGCTGCCGATTTTTGTCAGTGTCAGTGTCTTTAAGTCTCCAATCTTCAGTGAAGGTGTCAGCTAGTAACGGAAGATGAAATTGATTTCGCCTTCCTACTTATTCACCAAGCACAAGGAAACTGTACCTAATAAACGGTCAAAATTTTTTGACCGTTTATTGCGTAGCATTTGTGTAATACAGAGTGCGAATTGGATATGGATATCAAAGCAGATGCGATAAAAGTGATGTGGGCTTTAATCAAGCTCATGAAAACGCAGAAAGCGGTTGCTAAGGCATTAGGCCAGAGCAAGCAGACGTTTAATTATTGGCTGAACCATGCAGGCAAAATTCCTCATGATCAGTTGATTGCTATGAAAAGGCTCCTGAAAAAGGAGCTAGAACGTCAAGGTGTTTCTGCTACTGCTGTAACTAGGGATATTCCACTCGATATAGAGCAGTTAACAGATCATGTATTCACTATCTCTCACCGAGTGGAGCTAGGTATGTTTTTTGAGGAAATATTTAGTAAGCGTCAAGGGCAGCGTACTGACCTCACCAGTCAAGATGGTGTCCATATGTCGGGCAATTATCCTCATTTTCCTACCCAACTTCGTCCAAATTTGGACGAAGTTAATCAAGAATCTTCTTGTTCAAGTGAATTATTGCAGCAAGTACAGCTTATGAAGGGTAATTTTTCTATCCCAGTGAGCAAGATTCTTAAAAACAAAATGGCGGGTCGCACGGATGAGGCTATTGCGGAGTTAACAGGATTTCACAGTAAAAGCACTTACCGATCTGCAAAAAAGGTAGTGGTAAAGGGTAGCGCTGCGCTAATTCGAGCAATGGATAATCAGCAGGTATCTATTTTTCAGGCTTATCAGCTGGTTGATCTACCACTGACTCTTCAAGAGGAATTGTTACAGAAAAGCAAAAAAGAAATTACGCAATATCTCAGACAGGTAAAGAAAGCAGAAAATCAATTAATGTCCTCTAATCGAAAGATCCGTGTGCTGGATCTGGATATTTTCCAAAATCAAGCCTTACTCAAAGCAGAACAAAAGTATCAATTGCCTTTGCGATTTGCTTTTACTGGATTAATGGCCTGCTGTGACTCTAGCGGCGGCTTCAACTGGCAACCAGCGGAATTAAAAGAACTCATTCTACCCTACACCAATTTGGATTTTTCTCAAATGCTGGATGCATTGCAGCAGTCAGGGTTAATTAAAAAGAATGAAGCTGACGGACAATTTTACGGTTCTATTTCCTTGTCAAAGCAATATGTACATGAGGTGGACTATGCAACGTTGGTCTCCTGATGGTACACGCTTAGAGCGCACAAGCTGGCGCGATGAAGGCATTAGCTTACGCCATAGGACCTGGGGTTTTGACTGTCCTTGTACCGATATTGATTTTCTATTGATTGAATATCACATCGCAGAACCGGTTGCTTTAGTCGAATATAAACACTTCCAAGCTGCTTTTCCTAATTTACAACAAGCGGGTTATCGTGCTTTAAAACGCCTAGCAGAAATAGCAAAACTGCCTTTAATCCTTGCTTTTTATTGGCCTGAAGTATGGGCTTTCCGTGTATATCCATTAAATGAATCAGCAAAGAAGTTTTTTCGTAAAAAAGAAAGCCTATCTGAATACGAATACGTCGAAAGGCTACATCGTATGCGTCGTATCACCCTTAGTCAGGAAATGGCAAAGCGTCTCAACATGATTAAACCAACGGAGGAAAACACATGAGAAAATTTGCAAAAGTATCATCACAATTTTGGATTGGAGAAACGGGCAAGAAAATTAAACATTTTGGTATGGAAACACAATTGATTGCCTTGTATCTATTAACCTGTCCTCACTCTAATTTGCTAGGAGTTTATTATCTACCTGTCCCATTTATTGCATATGAAACAGGTATACCCTTAAAAGGAGTTTTAAAGGCCCTTCATAACCTCTCAGAAGTATCATTCTGCACTTACAATCCGGCTTCAGAGTATGTTTGTTTGCATGAAATAGCATGTTACCTAGCAGGTTGTCAGTTAAAGAAAAATGATAAGCGCGTTAAAGGTATTAATGATGCCTTCGATTCGCCCTTAACCAGAAATGATAAAGCGTCTAAATACAATTAAACCATCGGAGAAAAACACATGAGAATTTTTGGCTCTATACAGCTGTGTTTTTGGGCAAGCTTAGATACCCAGCAATTATCGGATCAGGGAAAATTATTGGCCATTTATCTTTTAACAGGCCCACACAGCAATATGTTGGGCTGTTTTCGACTACCCGATGGTTATATTACTGCAGATCTGAAATGGAATATTGAAACCGTTAAAAAAGCCTTTCAGGAATTATTTCGTAGCCAGTTTTTAACCCGCGATGACCCTTCTGGCTGGTTAATTATCCATAAATTTTTAAAGTGGAATCCGATACAAAATTCAAAACAAGGCGTCGGTGTGCAACGGTTATTTGACCTTGTTCCACATGAAAATAGAGTATTGAAACCCTTAATAAGAGGTTTGTTAACCTATGGAACGTATCTCAATGAAGGGTTTGTAAACCGTTTGCATACCCTATCTCCAACTGAAGATAGGGTATCGAAACCCTTTCCAAACGGTATCGATACCCTATATCAAACTCAGGATGCCCTTTCACGAAAAGGTGTTGCAGATACAGATAAGGATAATGATAAGGATACAGATAAAGAAAAGATATCTATGTCGGGCAAGCCCGACGTTGATCCGCTTTTTGATGATCATTTTGTTTTTGAAAAAGCAGAAGCTTCACCCAAAGCACAGCAGCAGTCAGAGCTTCGGTCACAAGCTTTGGAAGTCTTGCAGTTTCTCAATCTCAAAACAGGCAGGGTTTATCGTCCTGTCGATACCAACTTAAAACTCATCATGGCTCGCCTCAAAACCGGTGCCACTGTTGTGGACTGCCGTCAGGTCATCGCTAAGAAAACACGCGAATGGAAGGGAGATGCCAAGATGGCGGAATACTTGCGGCCTGCCACCTTGTTCAATGCAACCAAGTTTGAGCAGTACATGGGCGAGTTAGTGGTCGTGCCTGAAGAGGAGGATGAAGCCAATGTACCAGCTTGAATGCCCAGAATGCGGTAAAACCATTTCTGCTAAAACCAAGCGCTGTAGCTGTGGCTGGCGAAAAGCAGAACCAGCGATAACCGGACCACGTGATTATCGCTGTGAGTACGTGATTAACCAACGGCGTTGCCCTTTACCCGGTACCGTTTGTCCCTATCCATACGGTAACGGTCCCTGGTACTGCGGCGGCCATTGGAGCACGCTAAGCGACCCTCAACTGGGTGAAGCGGTGCTCATCGACGCCGAAAAAAATTACCACCAAATTTTAGAAGACCACCGCGATTGGCGATACAAACTTTTTTCTCATCCCTCAACCAAAGCACAGGAGCCACGAAAATGACCCATGATGAAACCCAAGAAGTTGCCATTATTCCAGCTATTGCTAAAACGCTTAAAACGTTACATGACGGGACAGTGAGGTTGAATATTGATGTAGAGCCTGCTTATCGCGAAGTCGCTATGCACCTCTTTGGTGAACCTGGCACTGGCATTGCGGTTGCTCGCTTAAGCCTTGAGGCTACCCAGCAACAATTACGTGAAGAAACCATAGCGCCTTATCGACAAGCAGCTAAGGCTCTAAAGCTTTCAGCTTTTTTCCGGTCACCTGAAGTGTGGCGGCTAATTGGCACAGATGCCCAATTTTTAGCCTGGGTGCGGTTACAGAAATGTGCCTACTGTCAGGTACCATCCTCGCCAGAAAAGCCCGTAGAAGCCGCCCACGTGCGCCGTGTGGCCGAAGGTGCTGGCGTTGCCCTAAAACCCGATTATTGCGCTATTCCGCTCTGCCATACCCACCATGCCCTCCAACATGCCCAGGGTGAAAGTGCCCTTGGCGGTAAAGAGTGGTTTGATAAAAAACGCATTGAATTTGTAAGCCAATGGGCATGGGAAAGCTTAAAACAGCAGCTGGGCTATGCATCGTGGGCAGAGGTGCCACCCGTTACTCTGCGTATGTGGGCTGTCACCAGAAGTGTTCACACTTATCTACCCAGGGAGTACGGCGATGAATGTTAATCATAAAAATTTTATCCAAAAATCGAAAAAGACGCTCGAGCGCATTGAAGAAATCCAAAAGCATATTGCTGGTTACCAGGAGAGCGTTAGATTGCTACACGCCTTTGCTGAAGGCCGTGAAACTTTAGTTGGTAAAGGATGTACAGAACGGGCTGTACAGAAATTTTTGAACTACCAGCGAACTCAGGAAGATGATGAACGAATGCAGTGGACGTTGAAAAACATCAAGAGGCAAATAGCGTTATTAGAGCGTGAGCTAATGATTTTACTTGAATACGGTGCCTAATATGGATGAATCCCTCATGAAATACGTAGAAGAACGCCTACAGCAATGGGCAGAGTGGTATAGCCGTGGTAATTTGTACGGTCTTGGTTATCCTCCTTACTCGTTAGAGTACAGGCTCATGACAGAGGGTATTGTCGTAAAAAGTAGTGGCCCTAAGCCTTTACCCTATAGCGAAGAAGCAGAAGAAATTGAAGTCTTGGTGAAGGAAATAGCAAGGCAAAATAATACGATTGCTTTAGCACTCCGCTGTCAGTATTTTGGCTATCTTGGCCGCCGGAAATCTCGCGAACATGCCAAGTTACTGAAAATCTCCTATGCTAGATTCCGTACCTACGTGGATATGGGTCGGCACTGGCTAGCGGGAAGGCTGAGTGTACCCTATCGAAAAATTTAGGTGCTGACAGGCACTTGAAACTGTCTAGCACTTTCTGGTATAAATTTATCTATGATGTGATAATTGCGCATACGACCTGCCAAGTACAGATTTCTCCTTTTTAGCATTTTGTTAAGCCAGGCTTTGAATCATAAAGCCTGGCTTTTTTTATGCCTGTCATTTTTTACTTGATGATAATTTATGAAATCACAAATAGAACATCAGGATGAGAAAATTTATCAACTATCGCACGAGTTAAATGAGCTAAAAATTACAGTCACTATCCTGACAGAAAAACATCTCATCTTAATCGAAAAATTAGATTCCTTTATGGGAAAAACGTCACAGGCGGATAAGCGATTACAACGATTGGAAGAGTTTATGTTATCTCACGTAGAGCGCACAGCATTCATTAAAGCGATCTTAAAATTTTGGCCTGTTATTTTGGCAACATTGTTATTTTGCTTCTCTGTCGGTGTGATGGTGGATAACCAAAAAGTAGCGGATGAAATTTCTGCAAAGGTAAAAATACCATGAGTAACTTCGATACTGCTATTATCACTGTCCTAAAGCACGAAGGGTTATTTACCAACGATCAGCAAGATCCAGGAGGGGCTACCAACTATGGCGTTTCATTGCGGTGGTTGAAAAGTATTGGTGTGCTGGATGGCGATATTAATCACGATGGCGAGATCAATGTCGATGATATAAAAAACATGACACAAACAGATGCTATCAGGCTTTATCATGAATACTGGTGGGATAAATATTGCTACGAGAAAATTCATAATCAATCTGTGTCTACAAAAGCATTTGATCTGTCAGTCAACATGGGAAGCATGCAAGCACATAAATGCTTGCAACGTGCTGTGCGTGCTACAGCAGGAATATGTTTGTTAGAAGATGGTGTTCTTGGCGAGAAATCTTTTGAAGCTGTTAATAATGCTAATTCTGATATTTTATTGGCAGCCTTTCGCAGCGAAGCAGCTGGATTTTATCGTTCACTAAATAAACCCTATTATCTGGAAGGTTGGTTAAACAGGGCATACTCATGAGCTTAGAAGCCTTAGGCAGTATCATTGCAAAAAGCGCACCGTTATTAGGCGGTGTATTAGGAGGCCCTGCGGGCGCTGCTATTGGTTCAGTCATTGCCGCTAAGTTCGGTGGTAGTGTGGATGACCCGACTGATCTCATTAACCGCATTGAAGGTGATCCTGATGCTAAGATGAAATTACTCGAGATACAGTCCAATAATGAGGTAGAGCTACAACGCATACACATGATGATGGCAGAGAATGAATTAAAGTATGCTTATCTTGAGATAGAAAATGAAAACAAAGATCGTGATAGCGCCCGCCAACGAGAGGCAGCATTAGCACAAGCAGGCCAGCGTGATATTACACCTGCCATACTAGCCTACCTCCTGACAACCGGTGTATTCATAGCGCTCTATTACCTCTTTACCCAGAGCGTACCGAGCGACAACAAAGATATCATCGTCAGTATTGTGAGCGCTCTTACAACTGTATGGGTAGCAGCCATGGCCTACTATCACGGGTCATCAGCAGGCTCTCGTAGCAAAGATACCTTGCTCTTGAACACAGACCCAAAGGCTGCTACGGCCCATGTGCCTAATAAATTGTAGGTACTGTCAGCGACCTTTGCCCTATGCGGGCGAACGAAGCGCGTTTTTTAAAGATATTCCACTTTCCTAACTTATGTATTCGTTTCGCTCAAGGCTGCCATGAAAATAGAAAAAATAGCGATTGATAAAATTATTCCATATGCGCGTAATCCGCGTAAAAATGAAGCTGCTGTTGCTAAGGTAGCTGCTAGCTTAAAAGAGTTTGGCTGGAAGCAAGCCATCGTCGTTGATAGCGAAATGGTGATTATTGCGGGCCACACGCGGTTATTGGCTGCAAAGCAACTGGGTATGAGTGAAGTACCTATCCTGGTTGCAGATGACTTAACACCCGCGCAGGTGAAGGCTTATCGTTTAGCCGATAATCGTACGCATGAAGAGTCTGAATGGGATAAAGCCTCCCTTGCCATTGAGTTAGGTGAACTGGGTGACTTAGATTACGACCTTCGTTACACAGGCTTTGATCCAGAAGAGATTAAAGGATTAAAAGCACTCGCAGAAGCGGTCGAGAAAGGCTTAAAAGATGAAGATGATTGCCCGGAGGTAGCAGAAGAACCGGTGAGCCGCTTAGGTGATTTATGGTTATTGGGCCGTCATCGGGTGATGTGTGGTGATAGCACGCACATTGATCAGGTGGATCAATTGGTCTCAGGCAGTTTAGCTGACTTAGTATTTACAGATCCGCCTTATAATGTGGATTATGAAGGCTATACCAACGATAAATTGAAAATTACGCATGACAACATGAGTGATTCTCAATTTTATCAGTTTCTATTAGCTATTTTTGCCTCCTACTTTACTGCAGTTAAGAAAGGCGCATCGCTGTATGTCTGTCATGGCTCACTGTATCAGCGGGAGTTTCAAAATGCTTTAGAAGCGAATGGTTTCTTGGTACGTAATCAGATTATTTGGGCCAAGAATCACTTTGCTTGGGGACGAGGCCGCTATAAGTTTCAGCATGAACCGATTTTTTACTGCTACCAGAAGGGAGAATCAGACCCTTGGTATGGTGATAAGACACAATCAACGATTTGGCAAATCGATAAGCCAAATGCTAATCGTCTACACCCTACCATGAAGCCGGTTTCTTTAGTGGAAATGGCGCTTAAAAACAGTAGCAAAGCGGGCGATATTGTTCTTGATCTATTTGGTGGGTCAGGCAGTACCTTAATTGCCTGTGAAAAGACTGCACGGACAGCTCGATTGATGGAGCTTGACCCTAAATACTGCGATGTGATTATTAAGCGCTGGCAGGATTTTACCGGCCAGAAAGCCTTACATTTAGGTGAGGAACAAATATTCGATGACATGGCAAAAGAGCGTTTGAAGATAGGATAACCTATGTCCGCTATGCCTTTGTATCCTGCATCCACTATCGCAAAATTATTCAATTTAACTGAACGCCGAGTACAGCAGTTAGCAAAAGAGGGCATCATCCCAAAAGCGGAACGTAATAAATACGATCTGGTAGGCTCAGTACGTGGTTATGTGAAGTACTTACAAGATCGTGCGTTAGGTCGCGATGATGGTGCTTATGCAGAAGAATCCGATATCAAATTAGAACGCAAACGTTTAATTAAAGCCCAGGCTGATAAAACAGAAAGTGAAAATCAAAAATTACGCGGTGAGCTAGTACCTTTTGAACTGGTGGAGGATGTCTTGAATGAAGTCGCAGTTCTGTATGGCACGGGTATAGATGCCTTGCCTGGAAGATTAGCTAATGAACTCGCAGGTATCCATGACCCAGCCGAAGTTAAAGTCCGGCTCTTTGACGAATGCCGACGCATCCGTATTACCACCGCGAATCTCCTCCGCCGATTTGCAGAAGATTGCGAACGCGGTGAAGTTGTCAGCCTCGATAGTCGATGCACCGAGAATGAGGACGCCGGACCAGTGGGCGGACAGTAATCGATTTTTACCACCCGGTAGTGCAGAGCCTGGTCCCTGGCGAAGCTCTCGCAGTCCTTACATGATTTCTATCGCCCAAGCGTGTATTCAGCCTAAGAATAAACGTGTGATTGCTGTTATGGGCAGTCAGATGGGAAAGACAGCGGGCCTTTTGAATGTCATTGGGCATCGATTAGACGATGACCCTGCTCCTATTATTTACGTGGGTCCCACACGCAATAACATTGATAACGTGATCGAACCGAAGGTCATGGATTTGATCAAAGGCGTGCCGACACTGTGGGCAAAAATGGCTAAAGGGAAAAAGGCTACTAAAACCCATAAGCGCATTGCCGGTGTTTCTCTTCGGCTAGCGTGGGCAGGCTCTCCTACAGAACTCGCCAGTGATAGTGCTGTTTTAGTGCTGGTGGATGAGATTGACCGGATGGATGATAACGTCAAAGGTGAAGGTAATGTTTTTGAGTTAGCAGAAGCCCGTACCAGCACCTATCCTGACGGACGTATCGTAGGGACAAGTACGCCTACTATTGGGAATGTGGATACGTTTATCCATCCTGTAACGGGCTTAGAGCACTGGGCAGTCTCTGATACGGTCGCCTCACCTATTTGGCGTTTATGGCAAGAAGGGACACGCCATGAATGGGCATGGCCTTGTCCGCATTGTGGTGATTATTTTATTCCACGTTTTAAACACTTAGTGTGGCCTGAGAAGGCTACATTGGATGAAGCTCGACAAAAAGCACATCTTGCTTGTCCCAAGTGCGGTGCTTTAATTAGTGATGAATATAAAGCTGAGATGAATCGCCGTGGCGTGTATGTTTCGCCTGGGCAATCCATTACTAAGGAAGGAAAAGTAACAGGGCAAGCTGATACGGATCGTAGCGATACTGCTAGTTTTTGGGTGAGTGGCATTTGTAGCTTTTCTAGCAAAAAAACTTTTGGTTTCCTTGCTAAAAAATTCCTAGCAGCTGTGCGTAGTGGTGAGCAAGAACGTATCCAAGGCGTGATTAATACCGATTTTGGTGAGTTATTTAAAATTGGTGGCGATGCTCCCGAATGGACAATGGTTGCAGAAAGGAAGCGCGGATATAAGCAAGGCACTGTACCGCAAGGTGTTAATCTGTTAACGGGTGGTGTAGACGTACAAAAGAATCGTCTCGTTTATGTTATCCGTGGCTGGGGTTCGCGCTATGAAAGCTGGCTGATTGAACATGGCGAGCTTTGGGGAGAGACGGATAAGCCGGACGTGTGGCATCAACTGAGTGAATTGGTATCGAGTCACTGGCAGGAAAAGGTTTTAAGTCGTGTTGCTGTTGACTCGGGGTATCAAACCCAACAGGTCTATCAATTTTGTCGTTTACATAAAAATGTAGCTTTAGCTTCAAAGGGTCACGATATCCTTGATAAACCCTTTAAAAAATCGGATATCGATGTCAATGTGCGTGGCAAAACGATTTCAAATGGCTTGCAACTTTGGCACTTCAACACCGACCAGATGAAAAGTTGGGTACATGCTCGTGTGGAATGGCCGCCTGACCAACCGGGTGGTTGGTGGCTGCCCGATGATATTAGTGATGACTACTGCAAACAAATTGTTGCTGAGCAACGTTCTGTTAAACCCAGCGGCAAAGTGATCTGGGTGCAAATTAAAAAAGATAATCATTATTTAGATGCTGAAGCGCTCGCTTATCTTGCTGCACGCATTATTACCGCTGGTCGTGAATATGCGATTGAAGGGCAAGCTTTCAATGTTTCTAAACCTAAGCGACGAATTATTAGTAAGGGAGTCAATCTCTAATGAACGGCATTACTCTAGAGCAAGCAGAAGCACAACTCACCGCATGGCTGAATGCAAGTGCTGCTGTTGCTCAAGGACAATCGTATTCTATTTCAACAGAGAGTGGCAGTCGTTCGCTGACTCGTGCCAATGCTAATGAGATTATGCAGCAAATTGAATTTTGGGATCGTATGGTGAAGCGTTTAAGTCGCGGCGGTATTCGGGTGCGTAATGCGAGAATTGTTCCATGAGGAAAAAAATTGAAATCCAGGAAAACTGGATTGATAAAGCCATTAAGTATGTTGCACCCACACGGGCAGCTGAGCGTTTAAAGGCACGCATGACCATGGCTCTCGCCGGTGGTTATACCGGTGCTTCTCGTAGTAAGCGATCCCTCTCTGAATGGAATGCAGGTCGCAATGACGCTGATACGGATTTATTACCCAATTTAGCTATTTTACGCGAGCGTTCACGCGATTTAGTCCGTAATAACCCACTGGCAGCCGGTGCTATTAATACCGTCTGTACCAATGTGATCGGCACAGGCTTGCGTTTACAAGTTAGAGTTGACCGAGAATTTCTAAATTTAAGTGACGATGAAGCGGATCAATGGGCGGCGAATACTGAACGTGAGTTTGCCTTATGGGCAGAGTCTAAAGATTGTGACATCGGTCGCAATTTAAGTTTTTATGATTTACAAGAGCTCGTTTTTCGATCGACCTTAGAAAATGGTGATTGTTTTATCCTGATGCCCTTTATTAGCCGCTTAAATTCACCTTATTCACTGCGCTTGCAGGTGATTGAAGCGGATCGGGTGGTCAATAAAGATCGCATGGCGGATTCCGATACATTGGCAGGCGGCATTAAAAAGGATGCCTTTGGTGCACCCATTGAATATCACATTTTAGAGGGACATCCCGGCTCTATTTACAGCCTAAAAAAGTGGATATGGATGGTAGTGCCTGCTTTTGGAGCTAAAACAGGGCGCCGTAATGTGCTGCATCTCTACCGAGCCTTGCGCCCAGGTCAAACACGCGGCGTACCTTATCTTGCGCCGGTTATTGAATCCTTAAAACAACTGGGCACCTACACGGATGCGGAAATCATGGCAGCGGTAGTGAGTGGCATGCTGACTGTTTTTATCAAAACACCGGATGGCGAAGCCAATTTAGAGCCGTCGCAACCGGCTAGCCCTGCTGAGTTTGGCACCAGTGAGAATGATTATAAATTGGGCAATGGTGCCATTATTGGCTTGGCTCAAGGTGAAGATATCTCAACGGTGAGTCCTGGTAGACCCAATGCGGCCTTTGATCCTTTTGTTCAAGCTGTCTTAAGACAAATCGGTGTGGCTTTAGAGTTACCTTTTGAAATTTTAATTAAACATTTTACCGCCAGTTATTCTGCTGCCCGTGCAGCCTTGCTGGAGGCATGGAAATTTTTCAGTGCGCGTCGTCAGTGGCTGACTAACAACTTCTGTCAATTGGTTTACGAGGAATGGTTAACCGAAGCAGTAGCACTCGGCCGTGTGAAGGCACCTGGATTTCTCAATGGAGATCCTGCTATTCGCAAGGCTTATGTCGGTACGGTTTGGATTGGCCCATCACAAGGCCAGATTGATCCATTGAAAGAAATTGAAGCAGCTACTAAGCGTATTGAAATTGGAGTGAGCTCTATTGCAAGGGAAGCTGCAGCATTGACTGGTATTGACTGGGAGGATGAACTTGATCAACAAATTAAAGAGTATCGTATGCGAAAAGATGCAGGACTTATTCAAGAAGTGCCTGTCCAAACAGAGCCGTCCGGCACTGATAAAGTGGGTGGTAGCCCTGCTAGTAGTGGCGGTAGTAATGGTGCTAATAGTCCGGGAGGTGCGTCATGAGAGCGTTAGAGTGGATAACGAATCAACCCTGGGCGATATTACCGGAATCCCTACAAACAATAATCCGTATTGCTGGGCGGGAAAATGAGAGTGTAGAAGCCGTCGCTGCTAAATTAGGACGACCACTAGATAATACCCGTACGGTAGAGGTGCGTGATGGAGTCGCTATTGTACCCGTCAGTGGCCCAATTATGCGCTATGCCAATCTCTTTTCCCAAATATCAGGCGCTACCTCTATCGATATTTTGGCGACCGATTTCCGTACAGCCCTTGATAACCCGGATATCAAAGCCATTATTCTTGGAATTGATAGTCCTGGTGGCATGGTGACGGGCGTTAATGAATTTGCTGACATGGTTTATGCCGCACGCGGTACTAAACCTATCACAGCCTATGTATCTGGCATGGGCGCAAGTGCTGCCTATTGGATAGCATCTGCTGCTGACCAAATTGTGCTGGATGCAACGGCCTCTCTTGGCAGTATCGGTGTTGTGACTACTTATTCCGATAACAAGGATCAGCGTAAAAAAGCGGGTATTAACGATATTGAAATTGTGAGCAGTCAATCGCCGCGTAAACGTCCTGACATTTCAACGGATGAAGGACGTGCGCAGGTTCAAACCCAGATGGATGCGATTGCTGAAGTTTTTGTAAATGCCGTGGCTCGTAATCGCGGTGTCACACAAACAAGCGTTTTGTCTGATTTTGGACAAGGCGGCTTGATGGTGGGAGTTGATGCAGTTGCTAGCGGTCTTGCAGATCGCATTGGCTCTCTTGAAGAAACAATCGCCGGATTATCCGGTACAACTCAAAGAGGATTTGTTATGGCACAAACCATAAAAGCTGAAACGCCGGAAATCACTCAGGCGTATATTTTAGAAAATTACCCACAGATTGCAGAAAGTATCCGTACTGACGCTTACCAGAAAGGCTTGCAAGAAGGTATCACGCAAGAGCGGGAGCGCATTAAGGCGGTAGAAGAACAACTGATGCCAGGGCATGAGGCGCTGATCTCTGCCTTAAAATTTGATGGTAAAACCACGGCAGCAGAAGCCGCCATGAAAGTACTGGCAGCTGAAAAGCAACAACGCTCGAATGTGCTTCAAAATCTGCACGCGGATGCACCACAACCTCTTCCTCAGCCCTCGGTTGCACCTTTTGAAAATAAACCCAAAGAAGAGGAAGAAGAAAATTTACCCATGGAAGAGCAATGCAAAGCCAAGTGGCAACGCTCGCCGCAACTACGTGCTGAGTTTGGCACCTTAGAAGGCTACGTTGCCTACACAAAAGCTTATTCCAACGGTCAAGTCAAAATCTTACGTAACTCTATTAATCAAGGAGCCTCTCAATGACTGCATTAACCAAAGATAAACCACGCGAATATGAATTAGGCCACGTCAATGAATTTGGTGTAGCTGCAACTACCACCATCTATGAAGGTGCGGCTGTCGGAGATAATGGTTCCGGCTATGCTCGCCCGTTAGTTGCTGGTGATAAGTTCCTAGGGTTTTGTGAACGCCCGGTTTCTAACTTAGCATCCGTTAATAATATCCCAGGGCCACCTTCTGGCAATGCGGGTGATAAGAATGTCCGAGTTATTAATAGTGGTTTGATTCAGCTGCCAGTGACGGGCGTTGTTGCTACTTCCGTGGGTGCGCCTGTTTATGCCTCTGATGAGGATACGTTCACCTTAATCGGTGCGGGAAACAGCCCAATTGGCAAAGTCTATCGTGTGGTTGCAAGTGATGTGGCCATTGTCGCTTTTGGTGATCGCGTATGTGATGCTCATTTAGCCTCTCACGTGGTTGTCTTTGGAGGCTCTCATACTACAACGGGTGGTGCCGCTGCTGAAAACTTTACGGTGACAGGTGTTCTTTCAACCGATATCGTGGTAGCGGAAGTCGCCACACCAGGCGGAACACCACGCACCTTAAATGCCGTCAGTGCCGCTACTAACTCCATTCATCTGACCTTTAGCGGAGATCCCAGCACGGATCATGTGGTCAACTATTTAGTTTTCCGAGCAGCTTAACTACTTTTAGAGGATAAAAATTATGTCAGCTATTTTATTATCAAGTCGAGCGATTATCGGCGAGTTTTACCGCACGCTGGAGCAGGATATTGGTAACAGTTGGATTGGTAATGTTTCCATGTTGTTTAATTCTAACCAAGAAAGTGAAACTTATCTGTGGTTAGGTCAAGCACCTGCCATGCGTGAGTGGATTGGTGGCCGCCATGCGAAGGGTTTTAGAACGAACGGTCTCACTATTGTGAACAAGCACTTTGAATCTACTTTGGAAGTGTTGGTGCGTGAAATGCGCTTAGATAAAACGGGCCAGGTGTTAGTGAGAATTCGGGAATTAGCTTTACGCACGAATGCCCATTGGGCAGCATTGCTGAGTAAATTAATTCTCAATGGTGAAAGCACTCCTTGTTACGACGGTCAATACTTCTTTGATACCGATCATGCAGAAGGTGATAGTTCAACGCAAAGTAATTTGTTGAGTATTGCTGTTAGTTCTTTGCCCATTATCTCAGCAGAACAAGGCACAGCAACAGCACCGAGTGCACGCTCAATGAAAGCGCTCATTCTTAAGGGCGTACAAGCCATTATGGGCTTTAAGGATGATCAAGGTGAGCCTATGAATGAGAATGCCAGCAGCTTTTTGGTGATGGTGCCAACCTCGCTGATGGATGTGACCAATGCAGCCATTAATAGTGCCGTATTAAGCGGTGCTGAAACCAATGATTTAGCAGCAACCAATAATTTCAGTATTCGTTATGCGGTTAACCCACGTCTTACCTGGACAGATAAGTTTGCGGTATTTAGAACCGATGGCTCAGTTGCACCTTTTATTCGACAAGAAGAAACACCCGTGCAATTAAAGGCTATTGCTGAAGGGTCTGAGCTGGAATTCAACGAAGATAAGCATCGTTATGGTGTGGATACCTGGAGAAATGTTGGTTATGGCTACTGGCAAAAATCCTGCTTAGTCCACATGACCTAAGGAGAGTGCAATGGAAAAATTAGAAGTCATTAATGGGCCTGCAACTATTATGCCTGGCATGGTGTTGCAACTCTCTCCTCGTCAAGCAGAGGCCCGTTTGCATTTGTTAAAATCACTTAGCAAGAACTGGTATGAGGTACAGGAAGTGACCTATTTTAAAACAGGTGAGGTAATAACCTTCCGAGAGTTACCGGATAAATCATTATTACCTGCCTTTTTTACACCAGAACAAATGGCAAATACTAAGCCTCGACGGGTGCAAAAAACAACGACAGTAGAAGAAGCCAGCTAATGCCGTTTTCAGAAGATTTATCGACATTTTTTAATACGGCTGATTTTGCAGATACTGCTTTACTTAATTCCGTTAGCATCAACGGTATTTTAGGGAAGCACTATGTCACCATCAATGATGTTGAAACCAGTGCACCTACCTTTACCTGTACTGCAACCGATGCCTCAACAGTGAAACACGGTGATGTTTTAGTGGTTCGAGGCATTACCTATCATGTGGTTGGTATTCACCCTGATGGTACAGGCATTGTAGTGCTTATTTTGGAGCAGCAATAATGGAATTTAGCGTCAAAGCAGATGTTGCCCAAGTGTTGAAGAGCTTAGATGACATTCAGCGTAATGGCGTACAAAGTGCAGCGGCTCGTTCGCTCAATAAAACACTCACAACGGTTGCAGCGGAAGCTGCGCGGCAAATTAAAGCAGATATTGGTCCAAGTTCGGGTGGTATCAAAATTGGTGATATCAAAGCGCAATTGCAAAAATTACTGGCTAAACCGAGAGCGCTCACTGCTACTCTGCGGGCGCAGGGTAAGCGCATACCCATTATTAAAATTGATCCCAATGCAGTACAAACTGCAACCGGTGTGGTCTATCGTTCTGGCAGTACCAATCATGAAATTCCACATGCATTTTTAACGATGGTTAAAAATGGGCATCGCGGCGTATTTGCACGGAGAGGGCAATCCCGTTTACCGATTAGTGAAAAATATGGCCCAAGCATACCGAAGGTCTTTTTAAATAATGTAGTCCTAGCTGCTATGCAGAAAACGGCAGAAACTCGCTGGGAGAAAGTGTTTCAGCAAGAATTAAATTACGAACTGCAGAAGTGGAAATAATATGTCGCATGTCAGAACGCAAATTCGTCATGCCATTGCACAGCAATTAAATAATCTGACAACGACGGGTACTCGTATTTTTGTCTCGCGAGTGTATCCACTAGAAAGCGCTGCCTTACCCGGCTTGATTATCAAGACAGAATCTGACCAAGCTAATGAGCAATTTGCTTCAGCCAGTGGCGGCGTTGTTAAACAATGGTGCCAATTACAGCTGATGGTAAAAGCCTATGCTAAAGGCACTGCTAATGTAGATGATGTGCTAGACCAAGTTGAACTCGAAGTGCGTATTGCACTTGCCAGTAACAAAACACTCGGCGGCCTTGCGAAAGACCTTAATTGGTTACATACCACCATCCTTCTTGAGAATGGTGGCGAGCAGCCTATTGGTTGTGCTGAGATGGTATTTACCGTGGATTATCGGGTAGCCGACGAATCACCCAATATTTCTTTAAATTAAGCGGCAAGGGCTTACGCCCTCACCGGGTTTTTAAAGTAGTAATAGAACAATTTTAGCAACCACGATCATAAAACTCATGAGCTTAATTGCTACTTTTGCGTCTATCTCTACTTTTACCGTGAGTGTAATCATTTCAAATATCCTGATTACGTTCACTCGCGAGCGAACGACCAATTCGCCGCGTTATTTAACGACGCGTTGCTACGTCGTCAATAGCCCTTGATCAGTTGGCTATCGAGTTTCGGCAACCGCTTGAGTCTTTAGGAGTTCTTCTTACTCCCAAGCGTTATTGCCTAGCCGCTTAACCAAAGCGACACGGAGATGGTAAGTCTCCACCTTAAATTTTAGCAAAGATATTACCCTCTGGCGGCACTAAATGTTTAATAATTAATCAAGGAGAAACAACGTGGCTACATTTATCGGTAAAAACGGTGTTGTTAAAATAGGCACAGTTACCATCGCAGAAGTTAAAAGCTTCACCATCACTCAGCAAGCAGCCAATGTTGATGCTTCAGCAATGGGTGATGATTGGACCGTACATAAGATTACCCAAAAGAGTTGGTCAGGATCGCTTGCTTGTCATGCTGATCCGACGGATACAACAGGACAGGAAGCCTTAATTGTAGGTGCTTCAGTCACATTGAAGCTATTACCACAAGGCACCACTACCGGCAGTTATGAGTTAACGGGTACAGCACTGATTACGGACGTTCAAATTCAGGCAGATCACACGAATGTGCTTGAGCGTACCTTTACCTTCCAAGGAACAGGCGCATTAACCATTGATACGGTGGCCTAATCATGAGCTCAATTTTAGATCGGGCAATGAAACAATACCGGGAAAAAGTAGAGGCTGCGGGCATCTTATCTTTAGAGGTTAAACAGTGGCCGGATGAAAACGGTAACCCAACCCTTATTTATTTTCGGCCTTTAAGTACCCTGCCGGTTAAGGATTACTCCAAAGTCGTCTACTATGCCACGCAAGAAACCGTTGAAGCAGGTGTCGATATTTTAATTGTGCGAGCCCTCAATGCTGATAAGACACCCATGTTTCGCGCTGTAGAACGCGGTGAGTTACTACGCAAAGTTGATCCCGAGGTTATTCTCGACATCATTGGTCGAATGGGTGAACAAGATAGCATGACTAAAAATACCGTGGAAGAAGCCGAAAAAAACTAACGTCCGATGCAGAGCTATTTTTTATGTTTCAACTGGCAGAGCATTTGCATAAAACTGTCGGTGAAATCTTAAATATGCCTGCATCGGAGATTTATGGCTGGGCGGCTTATTTCAATATTCTCAAAGAAAAACATGAGTGCGGACTATGAGCTTACCAGAAGCTAAATTTACCATCACAGCGGAAGATCAAACGCAGAGAGCGTTTAATTCCGTTAAAAATGGATTGGGTGATTTAGCGAATAAGTTTAGTGGCATCAAAACACTGCTCTTGGAAGTAGCAGGCATTACCGGCTTTGGTGCGCTGGTCCAAAATAGTATTGATGCCGGTGCAGAAATCAGTAAATTGTCTGATCGATTAGGTGCATCGACCGAAGCGCTATCACAATATCGTCACGTGGCTGAAATGAGTCACATTCCATTTGAAGTACTCACCAAAAGCTGGCAGATGATGGAAAAAAATATCTCTGCGGCTGCTCAAGGGACGGGTCCTGCAAAAAAAGGTTTAGATGAGCTACATCTTTCGGCTCAAAATTTAAATCAGTTAAAACCGGATCAACAATTTGAGATTTTAGCAGATGCTTTAAGTAAAGTGCCTAATCCTGCTGATCGTGTACGCCTTGCTTTTGAGATTATGGGTAGAAGCGGCGTACAAATGCTGCAAGCGATGCAAGGCGGATCGGAGAAAATTCGTGAGCTTCGGGATGAAGCAGATCGTCTGGGATTAACGCTGCATCAAGCTGTAGCGGATAAAATGCTGGCGGCTTCTGAGGCTATGAAAGAAATTAAGGAAGCAGCTCTTGGTCTAGGGAATACCCTTGCTGTTCAATTAGCGCCTGCAATTGTTAAGGTAGCTGAATTTATCGAAAAATGTGTGGAATGGGTTGCCCGCTACTCCGATGCTTTATTAACGTTGACAGAAATAGTCGCGGTTGGAAAAGTATTACAAGTCGGTTTAAGTACCTTACCACTGGCTATTAATGCGCTGACGGCTGCTTTTCAATTATCCACAAAGGCAGTGGCTACTTTCTTAATTGCCTTTCAAGTGAGTCCGCTGGCTGCTTTTAATACAGCCCTTTTTGGCACCAGTGCTGCAGCAACAGCGGCATCCGGTGCTCTGGGCACATTGAAAGTAGCGGCAGGTACACTCTTTGCTGCTTTTGCCGGTTGGGAAATTGGTACCTGGCTCTATAATAATTTTGCGGAAGCGCGTGTAGCAGGACTTGCGTTCGTTGGAGCCATACTCAAAGGCTGGGAAGATTTAAAGTATGGCGCACAAGTAGCATGGAGTGCTATTGCCTCTGGTTGGGACGTTGCCGTCCAGAAAATGAAAAATGCCTTTGGTGGCTTTTTACAATTTGTTGCCAGTGGTCTTTCAAAGGTGCCCGGTTTATCCGGTCAAGGTGACTCCCTCTCACAGTATGGTGAATCATTAAAAACAGATCAGACTGCAGTAGATGATTTTAAAAAGCATTTAGACGATCTCACCGCCTCGCATCAAGATGCTATCAAAGCGATTGATACGAATATTACAGAATTAGTGGCATATCAGTTAAATATCGGTAATGCCAAAAAAGTGACGGAAGATCATAAAAAGACCTTAACAGATTATAGCGATGTAACCGAAACATCAGCACAAGCCTTGAAGAGTTATAAAACAGCGCAGAAAGACAGCAATGATTTAATGAGTGAAGGGAAGAAACTGACAGAAGAAATGCGTACACCGCAAGAAATTTATGCTGATCACATCAAAGAGATTAATCAATTATTACAAGCAGGCGCTATTAATCAAGATACCTACAACCGTGCGCTTAAAAAATACCAAGATGATTTAGATAGTGCCAGTGGGATGTCCGATGCCTTTGATAGTCAGCAGAAAGCAGCCGATAACAACGTCAAAAAGATTAGTGACATTTTCAGGAATGGCTTATTTGCCTTTTTACAAGATGGCTTTAAAGGCATGGTTAAAAGTTTTGAGAATGCCTTATCTGCCATGGCTGCTGATGCAGCCGCTAATGAGATTGGCCAAATGCTATTTGGCAGCTCTTCTGGCAGCAAAGGTGGCGGTATTTTAGATCAAATATTAGGTAATGGCTTCGGCACCCTGTTTGGCTTTAGCAGTTTTGGTGGCTTTAAAGCAAGCGGAGGCCCAGTGCTCGCGGGTCAAGGTTATGTGGTAGGCGAGCAAGGTCCGGAGCTTTTTGTGCCGCGACAAAGCGGCGCTATTATGCCTAATTCAACTAGTACCAGTAGCGGTCAAATTACCATTAACAACTATATTCAATCGCAGGACGTCGATTCATTTAGGCGATCTGAGGGTAACTTAACGGCCAAGATGAAAATGCAATTAGATATGGCTGCGAAGAGGAACTTATAATGGCTTTTTTAGAGTCTCCTCGTTTTCCAACCGATTTAAGTTACGGTGTGGTCGGTGGCCCAACCTATAAAACAAATATTATTGAAAAAAATAGCGGCTGGGAAAATGCGAATAGTGTCTGGCCGCAAGGTCGGCATGAATATCAGTTAGTTTATGCGGCAAAAGACCAGGTCACTATTGAAGGTATTTTAAATTTTTTCCACATGGCAAAAGGACGTTGGGGCGGGTTTCGCTTTAAGGATTTTGCTGATTTTAAATCCTGTAATGCAGATACAACGGTGTCGTTTACCGATCAGTTAGTCTCTGGTGCACTCGATATCAGTAATCGCAATTATCAACTGATCAAGACCTATACACAAGGCGTTACTTCCACTATTCGGGTGATAAAAAAGCCGGTATCAGGTACGGTGATTGTGGGTATTAGTGGCTTACAAGAGATACATTTTGTTGTAGATACCACCACCGGCATTATTACTTTCGATGCTGACCACACAGCCGCTATTACCAATGCAACACAAGCAAATCCTTGTGTGATTACAGCCGCAAATACCCTGGCGGCAGGTTATACCGTTTATTTGAGCGGTATTAGCGGCATGACGGGATTAAATAGTCATCGTTATTCAGTCTTATCGGCAACCTCTACTACCTTCACGATTAATGTGGATACTCGCGCAATGGGAGCTTACTCCAGTGGCGGTGTTTACCACACCTTACCGCAAGCTGGTGAAGTCATTACTGCAGGCTTTCAGTTTGATGTGCCGGTACGTTTTGAGAATGATAACTTACAAGTGAGTATTGATAGCAATAAAACGCGTAGTATTCAAAATTTAGCGTTAATGGAGGTGCGAATATGAAAACGATTACACCTTCATTTCAAGCGCATCTTGATTCAAGTTGTACAACCTATGTGATGTGTTGGAAAGTCACACCTCGCCCACCCGGAACCGTGGTCGGTTTTACAGAGCACACGGACGATTTAGTGATTAGTGGTTTAACCTATTCAGCACGAAGTGGCTTTTCACCATCAGCTTTGAAAAATACCTCGGATTTATCCGTAGATAATTTTGATGTCACTTTTTTATTAGAGTTTGATGGTACCCATGAAGCGGATTTAATCGCAGGCTATTATGATTATGCAACCATAGAGGTGTTTCTGGTGAATTATGCCAGCATTGGAATGGGTACCATTTTATTGGCAAAAGGAACCTTGGGTCAAATTACGATTGGTCGCAATCAAGCAAAAACAGAAATTCGAGGTCTCGCACAAGAATTACAGCAAGATGTGTTGGAATTGCTTTCACCTTCCTGTCGCGCTGATTTAGGCGATGCACGCTGCAAGGTGAATTTAGCGAGTTATACGGCAACAGGTAGTATTACTTCCGTCACCAACAATAAAGTCTTTATCGACACGAGCCTTTCAAGCCCTGATGGTTACTTTAATGGTGGCCTCTTGACCTGGACAAGTGGCAATAACGTACAGCTTAAAATGGAAGTCAAACATTACAATGGCAGTGCGAGACAGTTTGAACTCTATCAGGCCATGCCCAGAGTGGTTCAGGTTGGTGATACCTATACGGTCTACCGTGGTTGCGATAAATCTTTCGCTACCTGTAAAAATGTTTTTGGCAACGCATTAAATTTTAGAGGTGAGCCAGATATCCCTGGAGCAGATCAGATATTAAAATTCGGAGGCCAATGATGGGCATTCGTGATGATATTATCCGTGAAGCACGTACCTGGATTGGCACTCGATGGCAGCACCAAGGACGTATTAAAAAGAATGCCCAATTCCACGGTGGTGTAGATTGTCTAGGATTAATTTTAGGAATAGGCAATGATTTAAATTTATTTCCCAAGAAATTAATTTATCACAATTACAATCGTCTGCCGCATGATAATTTGTTGTTACAAGAATGTGATCGTTATTCCGTTAAAAAATCACTCACCGATTTATTGCCAGGCGATATTCTGGCATTTCGTATCAGTAGTGAACCGCAGCATTTAGCCATTCTAACGGATAACCATTCTATCGTTCATGCTTATATTCAAGCAAAAAAGGTTGTTGAGAATCATTTAGATGATGCCTGGCGAAGTAAGCTAGCTGCAGCCTATTGTTACCCTGGAGTGCTCGATGTCGACTAGTCTGCTCTTAGGCGTTGCCGGCGCAGGCGTTGGCTCATTTTTTGGCATGCCAGGATTAGGTTATAGCATTGGCTCTGCGATAGGCTCTGCTTTTGGTAGCAATAAAAATACTACTCGTTTGCCGGATGCCCAGGGCCCACGTTTAAATGATTTGCGGGTACAGGGTTCTGCCTATGGTGAGGCGATTCCTATTCATTTTGGTGCCAATCGCCTTGCAGGGAGTGTTATTTGGGCACCACCTATTGTGGAGCATGTGACCACAACTACGGTTAGTAGCGGTGGCGGCGGAGGTGGTAAAGGTGGCGGTGGCGGAGGTGGTGGCCAAACGACGCAAACACAAACGACTTACACCTATACTGCCAGTTTAGCGGTACTTCTTTGCCGTGGGCCCGTATCTGGCTTTGGTCGTATCTGGTTAGACGGTACTTTGTTTTATGATGCCCGTGGTGGGACTGCGGGTGGTGTCTATGCGGGTAGCTCTAAAGCGACTTCTATTGCTTTCTATACCGGAGATGAAAACCAATTACCCGATCCTACGATTCAATCCGATAAAGGTTACGGGAATGTGCCTGCTTATCGCGGGAGTGCGTATGTTGTCTTGCAAGATATACAAATAGATGACTATGGCCGGCGCATTCCCAATGTTACCGTGGAAGTGTTTAAAAGCGCCAACCCACAAAATGGCAAAAAATTTGATACGGTAGTATCTAGCTATTTCTGGGGTGATCCCACCTCAAGCTACAGTAATGTGTTTACTGCCATGCAAAATGGCGTGCTGCGCGTATTAAATCAACAAGACGGGACGGTAAGGCTGCTGAATACGAGTGGACAATTTATTGGCTATACGGCCCGTGACCCGAGCGTAGATGCTTATGGCGATCAAATGTCTTACAACTGTGGTCGCCTGAATGGTTATTCGTTGGCTATAGCAGGAAATTTTCATCTCCCGTTTAGTGGTATCAATCCTTACACCGGTGTCACCGAAACACCACCACAAATATGGGTTTATCCTAATAATATTAATTTCTCTGCTGACTTTCAGGATACCCGCACGGTTAATGTACTGAGTGTCGTTGCAGATAATACGCAAGTATTGCTGGGCTTTGTCGTCTCAGCCGATCAGCGGCGTGCCATGATCATTTGTGGGCGAGGTAATTATCCTTTTGGTTCAAACTGTACACCTGAAACCTGGTATTTAATTTACTTGAACGGTAACAGCGTTACGGTAGAGGCTAGCGGTAGTGCCGTGGGTTTTCCTGCTGGGCTAGTCAATCAGTTTGGTGTGGGAAATCGCGCCGGTTTGCTGGTCGCCTATCCCTTCTATGCAGGTGTCATGGAAAACGACTATAAGCATGTTTGGGTGGCTTATGGTTCAGGATCAAAGCCTGTTGACTGTTATCGTGTTGAACCTACGGGTGTAACCCATGTATTTAGTAGCGCTACTGAATTGGATGGCTTTGCTTATCCCTCTATCATGGCTGACAGTGGGATGTGCTGGGTGACGAACCGGTATAAGATTTGTGTTTTCACTCGAATGCAGATAGCGACGGCAGGCAATCCAGCATTATCGGAAATGGTTTCAGAGATTTGCCAGTTATCCAAGCTGACCGCTGATGATGTTGATGTCAGTTTATTAAATGGTACCTTGCTGGGCTACACTATCAGCCGCCAAACGACGATTCGCTCCGCTCTGCAACAATTAATGAGCGCTTACTTCTTTGATGCGGCAGAATCGGGTGGAAAGATAAAATTCATTCCGCGTGGAATAGCGCCGGTTGTCACCATTGAACAAGATGATCTTGCTGTTCATGCCGAAGGGAATGAACTACCCGATATTGTCACGGTGACGCGTCAGCAAGATTTAGAATTGCCCAAACGAGTCAATATTACCTATGTGAATACCGGCGCAGATTATCAACCCGGTGCTCAGTATGCAGCGCGCATACAGGTAAACTCGGTTAATGAGAATACCTTAGAACTCCCGATTGTGATGTCAGATGATCAAGCAGCGCAAATTGCCGATACCATGTTGTATGGCATTTGGATGTCGAGAGAAACGCATCAATTTTCATTAGGAATGGAATACCTTTACTTAGAGCCAGGTGATGTGGTCGTTATTCAAACGGATAGTGCTACCTTTTCCTCTCGCTTAACCAGTGTTGAAATGGGAGCGCCTGGCATTTTATTGTTGCAGGGGACAGCTGATGATTCTGCTGTTTATACCTCCAATGTCAGTGGCAGTACAATTATTGTCCCACAGCAAACATTGGCGCCTTCCGGACCAACAGAGCTACATCTTATGGATATTCCTATTGTCAGAAACATTGATGATAATCCTGGATTTTATGCGGCAGCGTCAGGATATTACGATGGCTGGAAAGGTGCATCGCTTATACAGTCACCGGATGGCGCCGCATGGAATCAGATTAAAGTATTTATTACGGCTTCTACTATCGGTATTGCTAATACCATTTTAGGGAATGGATTAACCACTATTCCTGACCAAGCCAGTACTGTGAATGTTCGTTTACTGAATAATGAACAGTTATCCAGTATTACGGATTCGCAGCTTTTAGCCGGTGGAAACCTTGCGGTATTAGGCAGTGAGCTTATTCAATTTCGTGATGCGATTTTGCAATCGGATGGTACTTACAATTTATCTTATTTTTTACGCGGACGGTTCGGCACAGAATGGGCAACAGCATCCCATGTCTTATATGAAGAATTTACTCTCTTAACTGAAAGCACCGTACAGCGTGTCGTAACAGACTCTAGTGCTATTGGCTCTACCAAAATTTATAAAGCTGTCACCTTAGGCATGTCTCAAGACGCTACCCTTGGCAAACACTTTACTAACCGATCAATAGGATTAAAGCCCTATTCGCCTGTGCAAGTGGCCGCTAAACGCGATAGCAGCCTTAATGTTACCTTTAATTGGATTAGGCGTACGCGTGTGGGTGGTGAGTGGCGTGATAACGTAGATGTATCACTGGGCGAGACTACTGAAGCCTATGAGGTAGATGTGATTGTTGGCACATCAATTGTAAGGACGATTTCCTCATCAAGTCAAAGTGCAAACTACACCACAACACAGCAAACCAGTGACGGATTGACGCTAGGCCAACCTATTCATATTAAAGTTTATCAACTCTCTACCGTTGTTGGCAGAGGGTATCCTGCTGAGGCAATCGTATGACAACACCTAATGTTGCTTTACCTGAAATAGCACAAAATCAAAGCTCCAAAGAAGTGACTCATAATTTAGCGCTACGTATTATTGATGTGCTCGTGCCTTGTGCACTGGTGCAAACAAGAACGCTCACGACACCGCCTGGCATGGTGGCAGGGAATATGTATATCGTGGGAGCGAGTGCAACCGGTGCTTGGACAGGACAAGATAATAAACTGGCCTATACGGATGGCGCTTCTTGGTATTTTTTGACACCCAAAAATAAATGGCCGGCGTATGTAATTGATGAGTTATTGCAATACCGTTTCAATGGTTCAATTTGGGTGGTAGATACCATTGGCAATGTTACAGAAACAGGCACGACCATTGATAAAAGCTGGGCACGGTATAGTGGGACGACAGGCAAACAATTACAGCCCGGTAGCTGGGTAGAGGCTGATACTGGAGATGTCACTGCCGGTGGTAATTTGAATATGGGCGGTAAGAGCTTTAAATCTTATTCCGAAACACCTTTTAATCTGGGTAATATGACAGGTGCTGTAACTATTGATTTTACCAATGGTAACTTCCAATACGGTGTTCTCACCGGTAATGTCACCTTCACTATTACCAATGCTCCAGCGAGCGGTAAAGTCGGTTCGATGACCTTGGAGTTAGCGCAAGATGGGACAGGAAGTCGCTTAGTGACTTTCCCTGCATCTGTTAAATTTGCAGGTGGTACGGCACCTGTATTAAGTACAGGAGCTAACTCGCTAGACGTTTTAGTGTTTTATACCCGTGATGGCGGCTCGACGTATAAATTGGGTGTTTTTGGATTGAGCTTCTCATGATTGCCTTACGTTGCATGATGGGTGCAAGTAGTGGCGGTAATACTCATAAGCTCCGCTTCAATTTTACAAACAACAGCTATACACCACCCAGCACTAGCATTCTGTTTGATTATGATCCTTATGGTCGCCCTAACTTCAATTTTTTAATAACCGGTTATTCACCACCAGCAGGTGGTTCTCTTAATTTTAACTTTACCTAAGTGAGGAACGTATGGCAGTTACTATTTATCGATCTTCGGATACCAGTGCACCTGGAGCCTATGCCAATACCGCAGGCAGCTTAATTACCATTTTAGATGCCTGCTTAGTCAATGGCTACGGTTCTAAAACAGCAGCGGGCTGGACAAAAGCTTTTTCAGGAACCAATAAAGCAGCATATCGTAACAGCACCACTGCACCGAGCACTGGCTTTTATCTTCGAATCGACGATACCAGTACAACAGAAAGCCGAGCTATTGGTTATGAGACAATGACGGATGTTGATACTGGTCCAGATCTCTTTCCCTTAGCCTCTCAAATTTCAGGGGGGCTTTATTTACAAAAAAGTGCCAGTACTACCACCTGGATGGTAATTGCGGATAGCCGTGCATTTTACTTTTTCTATAAATACGCCGGTGCTACAAAGTGGTGGGGCTTCTTTTTTGGCGATATTGTCTCACGTGTATCTTCTGACGCTTATTGCTGTGCCATTATCGGAAGAAGTGCTTCAGGTACCAGTGGCAATAGTGAGGACTTTCCGCGTGGATCAACCTCACCTATTACAGCCTCCAGCGGGCACTATATCGCGCGCAATTATAATGGCACTGTTAAGTCAGTCAACTTTAGCAAGTTAACCTGGTTGAATAGTACATATTTAGGCTTGGGTGGCTTTGTTTATCCTAATCCTGCTGATAGCAATTTTATCATGGACCGCTGCTTGGTATGTGATGACATGACGAATGCTGATCTACGTGGCTATATGCCGGGACTATGGAATCCCTTGCATTATGATCCTGCAAATGACGCGGATACTTTCTCAGGGAATGGCGATTTATCAGGACGCAGCTATTTGATCGTAGCGAATGTGAATACCTCGGGCGCAGGAAAAAGCATCCTTGAAACCTCAGATACCTGGAGGAGCTAATCATGGCTGACTTAGGCAGCATTGGTTTTAGTACAAAAAGAGTGCTTAATTCTTCTTATCCCTTTGCAATTTCTGGCTTAGGTAAAATCACCGGAGTTGTTAAACAAAACGGTGTTGATGTCGTTGGCACTGTTCTTTTGATTGATGAAATTTTAGATATGCGAGTTGCTGTCGCCGTAGGAGCTAGTTTTGCCTTCAAAGGCATATCGTTGACTCGCAAATTCACTATTGTTGCCCAGAATATGCAAAGCACTAGTTATAATGCCTTGGTGTATGATCGGGTGAGTCCAGTAGCGCTGTAATCCCGTTTTTCCTGTTTTTCCCTTCTTTTATCAGTCTATATCTTGCCAATCGTTTGATTAATTGTATAAAAAATATACTTAAGAAAATGGTAATGTTCGTTTTGTGAACTATACTCATTGGTATAGGTAATAAAAACAACAACAAGAGGGGCGGGCCATGAGTAGTATTCCTAATCTTGCTCAGATGATAATTAACTTCAGCACTGCTTACCCTCAATTAATGCGGTTAGCTACTGCAACATCTTATGTTGTAGGAAAA